GTAAAACCCAGACCTGAGCTTACTCAGCCCACCAGTCACCGCTAGGAACCTTCCCACCATGTTGCTTCCTCAGCTTGTCGATGATTAAGACACTGGCGAATTGTCCTAATGTGGAAAGAGGTTCTTTCCCGTAGGGGAAACCTTCTGACTTTTCCCTGGCTTCAATCTCAGTTAAACCACCACCAATGTCAATCAATTCATTGATAGTGAATTCTCTTAACAGTCGATCGTATTGGTACAGAAACCTAACGATATTTTCAAAGTAAGGGTGAAATTTTGCGTTCTCAACCTGCTGGAGCCAGCGGAATGAAGTATCTACCGGACGCCAGGTCCGATCCCTAGCCGTTTCAAAGCCGAGAAGTCCTGGAAGCAACTTCTCTAAAGGACGCATCCCGACATTCAATCCATCAACAATGTGGGAAAGAAGATGGACATTTTGTAGATACAACACAATATCACTAGAGACTCCACCTTTATCAACCCCAACATACATACCCATAGAATGAACAAATTCCTGAATTGCTGTGAGCCCTGGATCTTCTTTGAACACCCACAACCCGTCATCGCCCTGAAATTCCCAATCGATTAACTCTGTTTCAGCAGAAATTGCATTAGCTTCTGCCAAGACCCAATTGATGTATGAGTCAGCAAAGTTCGTGGGGCCAGCTCCGCTTGGTACTCCATGCTTTCCATTCCATATACCATCTGGTGTCAGTAACGGGATGTTCAGAAATCTGTCTTCAACCATATCTATGATATCGTGGTACTTTCGCTTATACATCCAGCGCATCGTATCAAATGGTAAGTGCGCAAGCGCTTGACCAAATTGATCAAATGAGGAGAAGTCAATCGAGTATTTTATCTCTTTCAAGTTTATTAACTGAGTGACTCTTCTATTAACGGCATCGTTTGAGACTAACGCCGAGAAACCTTTGGTCTGCTTGAACAGCTCAACAATCGGCGCCATGATTCTACCTTCATGTAACGATACATAGTGTGGGTAGCCCCACACTCCACGTTGTTTCACTGGAGTGGTTAGGCCAGTTGATTGGCCACGCCAATAAAGCATACAGGGATCACGATACTTCTGTGTGTCGAAACCGCTCTTTTCAAATTGTCCCGCAAGTTTCATTAGAGCAGGGTAGTACTCCTTAGACTTACGAAAGAACGGCCCGCCTAAATTTGTACCTTTAGGCATTTTGATAAACGCGTCGTTTAATGATATTGGCTCTAATTTGTGATGTGGAAGTCGCCGTTTTATTCTGTCGTGCGCCAGCAAGCATATATGATAAGCTTCCTCAGTAAATTGAGGTTTAGCGTAATATCGATATAGGTCGCTACGACGTTGAGCGAAAGGTAGCATGATACTCAACGGACCGACCTTGCTTGCCAGGATTCTTTCAGCGTCCAACAGCGGTGTCATACCCGGTTCAATTGTCAGTTTATCTACCACTTTTAACACTGCATCCCTAATCACCGTACGCGCCTGAAGCTTGTCCGGCTCACTACTACCAATAATGGGGGTAACTAAATCAGTGTTAAAACCTTTCCTCGTCCGGGCGAGAGTTGCAAGCACGGATAATCGACTCTCTTTGGTCAAAGAATCAATATACCCGTCCGACCCCTCTTCCTCAAGTGAGAACTCCCTAACTGTATTTTTATACTCAAAAGAGCCCTCAAACAGAGTCAGAGGACCACGATTATCAGCCATGATACACTCCTTTCCGTGTTTTTCAGGCTAACAACGCCATGGAAGTTTTATTAAGGTGAACTTCCACAAACACCCATCACACTTACTTATTTAAAAGTGCGATTTATAGTAACACCAGTAATGCTACTAGACTTATCAGCTCTAATATTAACATCAGCTACAGGCTCAAACTGCAATGGTTTGGTAACCATGCGGTCATCACGATTGACTGAAACTGCAACAATCTCGCCAGCATCATCAAGGATGATACGTACATCGTAGTAACGTTGACTCAACCTAATCATAGCTGAATAGATCCGTGTAGGAGGACCGCTGTAATCAATTGAATCGATACGACCAATTGTTATCAATGATAACAAGTTCTGAGCCTTCTCTGCGAAAGATCGGAAACCCTCAATCATGGTATCCAGTTTACTATACTGGTAGCCACTTGATTTGATTTCCCCATCAGGATTGATATGTTTATTCATTGTCTAACGCTCCTTCTGTTCCATCAGACTCTTCTTCATCTGGGATGACATCTAAGGCATCCACTAAAGAATCTTGGTAAGCTAAATTTGACTCATCATCTACATCAATGCCATTAGCAATCATGTAGGTTAATCGATCATACCAGAGGGCAGCTTCAAAGTCATTACGATATAAAGTTATCGTAGACATCTGTCCTTCAGTCACATAGTCGATAGTTAATTTGATCTT